AACACCGTGATCCCTCACGTTCGCCGTGTACTGGAGTCGTTCACTGCCCGTCTGGAAGGTCTGGACATCGTTCCTTTGCCGTTCACGCTGAAGTTCAACTACCTGCCTGAGATCTACAAGCTGGCTCCTGGCTTGCAGTTCGTTGAGCGTTGGGAAAACAACCCAATGGCTAGCATGCCGGGTGCGTTGACTCTGGGTACTTACTCCCCAGCTGAAATCGAAACCCTGGCGCAGCTGACCGACGAAGGTGGTTTCAACGAATCCCTCAAGGAACTGTTGAACGCCGAGGAAGGTCGTGGCCTGTCCGCAATCGCTGACGTCCTGAGCGGCCGCGTAGGCATCGCCAATATGCCGGTAGAGTTCTCTCTGCCGTTGGCTATTGTTCTGCGCAACATCGAAACGCCGAAAGAAGGCGTACAGTCTTCGCTGACTGCGTACAACGATGCTCGTTCGGTTCTGTCCAACGTCGCTGCCAAGCGTGCGCTGAGCCTGATCGATCAACTGAACATCCAGATCAAGAACAAGTCCCTGTATAAGGGTAACTTCGTTAAAGAGCTGGGCGTGATCGAACTGACCGGTGAGGTTTACAAGATCCTTCTGAACGAAGGTCTGACCTCTGAAGCCGTGATCGGTAACGAACTGATCGGCCGGAAGTACATCGGTGGGCAGATGCTCAACCCTGAGATCATTGCTGAACTGACTGACGTCTATGCTCGCGATTACGCTACACGCAAGCAGGCTGTCAGCATCAGCAAGCACGAACACACCCGTAAGGCTCTGCAAGCTGTTCTGCGTGAAGACGTGAACATGATCGCAGAGAAGGGCGAGTTCGTGATCGAAGGTGACAACGCCGAGAAGGCGTGGGGTCGTCTGCGTCAGTTCATCGACGCTCTGTACGAACACAACGGTCTGCAATTCGAACCGTCGGGTATCATCACTGCGGCTATCTGCGTGGTTTGGTACGCCCACACCGACGCGGCCCGTGTGATCGACATCATGTTCAAGGTCGAGAAAGAGCAGCCTGGCCTGCCGGCGAAAGAAGTAGCTACCCTCGCCACCATTCAGTATCTGAGTGAGTGGGTTGGCAGCATGATGCTTCCTACGAAGGCTGAAGCTGCTTAATCATCAAGGGGCGTGACGTATGCTTTCATCGGTATATAAACGCTCGAAGGCCCGTGTGGATGCTTGTCTCAAGAAGGCAGGCACCACATTCATCGCGATGGAACCTTTGCGGATTCATATCCCTGAACGGTTTGCTGAACGTGGTCTGGCTGTGATCGAGGATGTCTCGTACATCCTCGGTTGTTTGGCCATTATCACCGAAGACAACTATTACGCTCCATCCACTGTTACGGCTATGTTGAAGACAGAGCCTGACCGTGTGGGTCGTATCGTGATCGATGACGTCGGGTATATCGAGCTCAGCTACAACAAAGGTTCAAAGGTCATCGCGTCTACGGAACCGGTCGTGGTGGATAACCTACCTCACCGCATCTATACCGAGCTTCTAGGTAAAGGTCGTATTCCGTGGTATTACGATTACACCGACATTCCGTTCATCTTCCGCGAATCCCTTAAATACAATGGTGTGCGTTTAGGCGCGGATCTTGCTATTTGGGAATACATCGCAGCGCAACTGTGCCGTGACCCGGATAACCCGACCAGATACTGGCGGCAGGTTCCGAACGCCAAAGCTCTGCTGGCAACTAAGTCACCGTACTTTGTGGCTCTTCGTAACGTGAGTATTGGCTCAACCAACATGACGGCCCGTCTGGGCGGCTCTTATTTCGACCCAGGTATGACCAGTACGTTGGCGAATCCATCCGATCGTAATGAACGGTTCGAGACGGTATTGCGTCGATAAGGAATAGAATCATGGGCATGCCTTCCATTCAATTGCCGAACTCCAGTCAGGTCAGCTCCTACAGTAGCATCGCTTTGGCGAATAGCGGCAAGAAGGGCGTTCTGAAGGATGTAGGTAACGGCTATAAAGAAATCCTGCTGGGGGCATTCGGTGCCTTCGGTAACGGCGGCTGGCTTTATGACACCGCCTCTGCAATGCGTTATCTGGAGAACGACCAAGAGTTCCTGCGTATGATGCAGGCTGGTCGTATCCGTGGCGAGTGGGGTCACCCAGTTCGTCCGCCAGGCATGAGCGACCAAGATTGGTTCGTTCGTATCTGTACGATCGTTGAAGCCAACATGTGCTGCCACATTCGCCGCGTTCGTCCTTCGTTGGATACCGTGGTTGACGAACGTGGCCGTAAGGTCATCGCCCTGATCGGCGAAGTCAAGCCTTCTGGTAAGGAAGCCAAAGCGTTTGGCGACATGCTGGACAATCCGGATGAAGACGTAAACTTCTCCATCCGTTGCTTCGCGAAGAAGAACTTCGGCAACATGACCAAACACATGACCAAGATCATCACTTGGGACTTCGTGTTTGATCCGGGCATTGCCCTGACCACAAAGTACAACACTCCGAGCATGGAGTCGAAGAGCGTGACTCGTCAGCTTGACGAGGCTGAGTTCAACCTCGAGCGTCTGCGCAATGGTTTCGACCACACGCGTCAGAACAACTCCGAAGAGAGCTTCGAAAGCGTTGCTCCAGCGGTAGAGATCCTCGGTTCTCTCTATGAGAAGACCAAGTCTCAAATCTTCGTCCCTACCTCTCTCGGCTGGTAATTAGCCAACACAACTAGGATTGCATCCATGAGCAAAGATCTCCTGCTTCAATACGGCATCGAGTCTGGTGAAGTAGCGCCAGAACCTGAGCTGGCCACCCAGACCGCTGAAGAAGTTCTGACCGAAGTGTTGGTCGAAGAAGTAGCCGCTGGCGACGATACCCTGTCCAGTCACATGGAGCAGGTTGAAGAAACCAAGGACATCGCCGAACAGCTGGAAGAACTGGCTGAACGTACCGAAGCTCTGGCTGATGCTCAGGAAGAAAATCCTCCTGCCGCTGAAGTCGTAGCAGTGTCCACCGAATCCGCCAATCGCGAATTCCGCACCATCATGCGTGCCAATCGTCTGCCTTTCGTAGCGTCCAGCTTCGAGGCCAACGAATCCGGCAACCGCCTGCGCGATCTGGCCTCCGACGCCCGTCGCGTACAGCGTATCGCTGAAGGTCACCGCGCCAACCTGTTGGATCTGTCCAACGAAGGTGCCATCTCGCGTTTCCTGAACCGTGATGAAAGCAAGATCGCCAAAGGCATCAACGCACTGGGCGCTGCCGAAGCTTCCCTGTCGGGCAGCCTGCAATCCCTGAAAGACCACCCGGTCATCATCACTCATGACGGGATTGCTGGGTTCCTGACCCAAGGCGATTCTCCTGTCATGAACTTGAAGCAGGGTGTCGAGAAAGATGCTGCGCATCTGTCCCATTGCCACGACGCTGTCACCAAGTCCCTGGCTACCATCGGTTCTCTGGCTAACGGCCTGAAGGCTAATGGCGCTACCAAGGGTTCGGCTGTATCGAAGATCCTGGGCGGTAACTTCCTGGGTGATCTCAGTGGCTGCGCTACCAAAGGTCCTGCTCTGATGGGCAACCACGCGTTCCTGGTTGACGGTGCTGCCGAACACGGCGTTCCTAAACTGAAACGCGTTCGCGACACCGCGAAGAAAGATGCCAAAGGTACTGGTCGTCACATCGCTATCGGTGTTGCTGTCGGCGTTATCGTCGGTCTCGCAGTCGGTGCAGTAGTAGGCGGCGTTGTCGGCCACCTGGCCGGTAAACAAGTCAACCGTGAGGGTAGTCAAGCCAAGTCCGCAGCTTCTGCTGCCGATCTGGTAAGCGCTATCAACACCGTAAAGGGCTTCAACAAGATCACCGACTACAAGGTCGACACCGACGCGATCGACAAGGCACTCAAAGACGCTCGTGCTTCGATGGGCGAATTGTCGGCCGAAGACAAGGCTGCTACCAAGAAAGCGATCAGCGCTCTGGAAGACGCAATCTCCCGTCTGGTGATCATCGCCGACTGCGCTTACGAGCAGGCGTTCTACGACATCACCACCATGGCATCTGTTGTTACCGCAGTGGCCAAACAAGCTGGCAAACAAGCCGGCGACGAATAAGGGGCAGTCATGCGTGAATTCAAGGATCTCATTTCAACTGAATCCAGCGTAGTAGTTGCTGAATCCAGTGATGGTCCTGAAGTCAGCGTATCTGACGTATTGGTGGAAGACACCGCTGCGGCACCAAGCGTTACTGAGCACTTCGATCGCATCGAAGAAACTCAAGATCTGTCGTCCCAGCTCAATGAGTTGGCAGATCACGCTGATGCCGTGGCGCGTGCCGAAGAGAATGGCGAAATCAGTTCTGAAGCAGCCTTCCTCTCCACCGAATCGATGAATCGTGAGTTCAACTCTATCATGCGTTCGGCTAAGCTACCTTATACTGCTTCGAGTTTCGAAGCGGCTGGTAGTGAGGCTGAGCGTCTGTCGGGTATTGCTCGTGATGCTCGTCGTGTCAGCTCTATCGCTATGGAGCATGTGGATTATCTCAGGGACTACACCGAAGAAGGTGCGCTCCTGAGTTTCCTGCGTCGGGATGAAAGTAAGCTTAACAAAGCTCACGATCAACTCGATCAAGCTGCCAAACGACTTCAGAAGAACATCGACAAGTTGTCCGATCGGCCAGTGAAGATTCGTAACCAAGGCTTTGCCCGGTTCATGACTCGGAACAACCGTCAGGTCACCGACCTGGCTGCGGCTATCGGCTCCGAAGCGAAGTACCTGTCCAATGCTCACGATCAGATCGAATCGGCTATTAAGGCAATGGGCGTAATGTCCAACAACCTTCGTGGTTCTGGCGTTCTGGCTGCACTGAACGGTCTGTCCAATGCACGGCCATTCGCCGCTGCATCCAACTTGGGTACGGATGAAGGTTACCTCATGGGTAACTGCACTATCGAATCCTCAGAGACCGAAGGTCCTTATCCGCACCTACTTATCCCTAAGTACACTCGTACTAGCGGTATTCGGGTTCAGGGCAAATCCATCGGTTGGGCTGCATTGGGCGCTGTTGGTGGTGCCTGGGCTGGACTGGGCTGGACTACGATCATCGCTATCGGTGGATTGGCCGTAGGGCTTCCTATAATCACCGGTGCGGCGTATGCAGCTCGTAAGGTTGTGATAGCCGGCATGGCTATCCGCGGGGCTGTAAACACCTATAACGAGACGCAGGACGAGAGTAACACTCGTTCACAAGCATCTGCTGGCGATATGAAGAAAGTCGTTGAGATGGTGCTGGGCTACACCCGTTACACCAACTACAGCGTTGATGCTGATTTGATCCGTGCAAACCTGAAGGCTGCTCGCAAGAACACCGACGGGATGAGTTCTGATCAGAAGAAGCAGTTGGTGGAAGTAACCTTGGCTCTTGAAACGAGTCTGGACCGTTTGGTGCGGCTGGCTAGCCAGACGTATGAGCAAGCGTACTACACGACCACACTGTCCGCTGCGATTATCACAGCGGCATGCAACAGGTCGTAAGCAGCATACATCGCCCGGCCTTCTTGGCCGGGCTTTGTGCCGTATAAATCGTATTCAAAATAATTACAGTCACACATTGTTGGAGTAGATAAACACTACGATAGCCATTCCGGTTATCTATCTAACGACCGTGGAGGTCACAATGTCCAACGCAATCAAAACCCTGCAAGCTGCTTTCGATCGTATTGAAAACGTTGTTGAATACAACGAAGAGTTCAACAACGGTACTGGCTACTTCGACCATCTGGTGAATCACGACACCGGGCTGGAAGTTGGTCAGCGCTTCAAGATGCAAACTCCAATGCCGAACAACCGCAAGGTCATCGGCGTGGTTACTCCTGTCGGTAACGCAGTGTTCTTCGAACGCTATACCGGTGGCGAGCGCGGTATCGTTGCACGCAACATCCCATCGTCCTTCAGCGGCATCTTCATTGAAGGCCAGGTTTCCGATGAGCTGCTTTCGATGGCAATCGGTTCCGCTGAAGGCTACAATCGCAACATCGGCCACATGCTGAAAGCCGTAGTTATTAAAGCTACTGGCAATGGTTTCATGGAAGCTAAGGCTGAGAAGCCAGCAGACCTGAACTAAAAGATTTATAGCTACACATTGTAAACTCGCAACACACCTAACCTTTCGAAACAATTTGTTATTTGGAGATACACCATGTCTGCTGAAATCGCTCAAGTTGCTGCTCAATCCGTTTCTTACCTGCAACGTCTGAAAGACCTGGCTACCGCTCACCCAGTGGGTGCAGTAGTCGCTGGTACTGTCGTAGCCACTGTTGCAGTGGTCGGCGGTTACAAGCTCGCCACCAAGGTCTTCGGCGAAAAGAAGAAAGAGCCGCACGCTGACGTAACTGTCAACGTTGATGCTCGTCCTGCTGCGGATGCGACTGCCAAACCGGCAGCGTAACCTCAGTCATCAGATCGGTCGGCCAACGGCCGATCTGATGATTTCTTTTTTTTGTATTTAAATCAAACACAAACCTACATTACCACATTGAGAATCAGCTGCAATCACAGCCTCGGTTTCTGTAGATAGTTACATTCGTAGTAAACCCTGTGTTCGAAAGTCGAATACCCCTAACCCGTGTAATACAAGGAATCGCAACATGAGCAAAGAATTGAACCCAGCCGTACGCGCCCTGGCCGATGACCTGAAGCCGATCATCGTTCTGGACGAAACCACTGGCGTGGCCGAAGCTACTGGCGCCGAAGACGTATTCGCCAAGCATCTGCCTGAAGGCATCACCCTCGACACCGTGAAATCCGTTCAGGACAGCCTGCTGACCTACGCTGCTGCTCACACCCTGGCCAACGGCGAAGTTCAGCGCGATGCAATGGTCAAGAACAAAGACCTGGCGTCCGGCTCGCTGTCGACCAAGATCGGCTACAGCAAGATCGAATCCAGCTACCACCGCAAGAAGTCCGGCACCGCCATGGGCAAGCCGTGGGAGAAGTTCGGCGTTTCCAATACCGACGTTACTCTCGGTGTCGGCCGCAAGGGCTCGGATCTGAAAGCTGTCGTGAACTACCTGAGCGAAGATGCGGCCTCCGTATTCGCCAACTGATTGCACTGCCTGGGCACCGTGACTGGAGAAGGGGCCAACACTTCTCCAGTGGTAGCCGATCGTAAAGCCGGGGGTTCGCCTCCGGCTTTATGCCCCTTTATTTTTTCTTAGTATACATTTCACTTTCTCACAACCCGTAAGGACTAAAGCATGATCCTCCGCACTTCTGATTTCAAGAACCTTGGCACTCTGGCTGATGCTCTCTTCCGTGAGAGTAAGATCCGCATTGTGTTTCAGGCTGACGCAGATACACCTCTGCTCAAAGTTCCACACCGCGGGCGTTATGCCTTGCCTATTCTGACTGGCAACATGACTGTCGCTGCGTACGTCAGCATGATCCGCGGCCCTCTGCGTACTCGTGGTCTCAATGCTGGCGATGATCACATTCTCGCCAATGTAGGGATTACCGTGATCAGTAAGACGGGTAATATCCCGGCTGGACAAACCCTCATCAAGAATATTGGTTTCGAATAAGGATTCATCGATGGATCGTGAACTTGTAGAACTCGTCAGCGAGCAAATGCCGAAGTACGAGATTCCAAAGCAGCACTGCGGTCTCATGATCGTAGATACTCCTGAACGTGTTGATGAGCTGTACGAACAGTTCGGGTTCAACGGGACCAAGTTCATTCAGATCACTCACGGTACACTCTGGGATCGTGCCATGTACCGCAATGAACATTCTGAAGATATCCATGTGGTCGTCATGGACCTCATCGATATTAATGAACTTCATCGTTTCGGTCCACCATCGCTGGCTTGGGTAGAGTCGTGTATCCGCAACATCTTCGCTCGGTATTACTGCCGGGATGAGAAGTACTTAGCTGCCGAAGGCGATGAGCGTATCTCTCTGATGCGCCGTCAGAACGGTGGGAAGAACATCGACACCGAGTTTGATATCGTTGCCATGGGCACTAAGGACTTCATCTACAAACACAAGCATCGAGGTGTGGTCGGTCCTGCTCAGGTATTTGTAACGAAACCTTATCCAAACCAAACTACTGATTAACAGCATAAAGACCGGGGCGTAATGCCCCGGTCTATGCCACTTCTTTTTTTTGTTACCGTTTGGAGGTTATCCGGTACTTGGTGCTCTTCGGCAACACAAGCTTACCAACCATCGTCCCAATCATGATCTCCCCAGTCATGCTTATGGACTCCAAACGATAGTCACTTCCTTCCAGAAAGCGGCTATCTACACAATTCTGACTGTAGTGGATGACTCCACCCAGTTCCCGTAGGGCTTCCCCGACCCTACGAACCTCATCCCTGACGTTTTCTTTGTCTAGGTATACGATGCCACAGGTCCCCACACCTTGCAGCCTCAAATCGCTTTCCAGCTCCTTGAGCGACTCAAGTATTTTGTGTTGTGCTGGCATAGTGCTATCTCTTTTAGTACTTCACGGTATAAAGCCTGGACTCAACCTTTCGGAAGAGTCCAGGAGTAACGGTGTTACGGAGTTACCAACGAGCCTTTGATCGCATTGATCTGCTCGGTGAAACCCGTTGCAACGGCCGATACGTTGGAATCAACGCCGGTGACGAAGTTGGCCTGGTACTGTGGGTCCATACCGCTTACGCGGACGGCATCCATGAAGCCCTGAGCCAATTTGTCAACTGCGTAACCAACCTTCTGCCAGCCAGTCCAGGACAGGTTGTAGGTGGCAAGCTCACCATCCTGCTGAAGCTGACGGTTACCGATGTTCTCACCAATTTCCTGATGGAGCCAGAAGTTGGTGATCAGCCAGGAGTTCTCGACGTAACGGAAAGTCTTGTCGGGCTCGAAGGCGATGATGGTGCCGCCGTACACGTCCGCCAGCTGGTCAGTGAATCGATCACTTACACCAGTGAGGAGTGGATGGCCGGTATCCGGGTCCATGAACAGGTAACGCACCATGTCTTCCATGAAGCGCATGATTGGACGACGATCCTTGTCCACCACAGTGGAGGTGATCTGCGACCGCGCACGCGATACACGGGATGGGGTCTGGAAGACCTCACCGGCGTTACCCAGCTGAGTTTCCTGGGTGTTAACAGTCAGGGTACGGTTGAAGCCGTTCCAGGACTGCATCCAGTTTTCGATGAAGTTCTTGTAGGCAGCTACGTACAGCTGCCCATTAGGAAGCATCATCAGACCGGCGGGCGCTTGCAGCACTTTGATGATCAACGGTTTACGGATGTAGTCCGTAGCCGATGGGTAGTACTGCATGTCGGTCAGGTAGCCTTGTTGGCCCTGTACCGCCATGTTCAGCACTGTCATCTGAGCGCGTTCGGCGTACGCCTTATTGGTCAGAGTATCTGCATACCGTCCCATTTATTAAGTCTCCGAAGAACGACGGTTTTGCGCGATGATCGCCAGGTTCTCAACGGTGCGAGCGTTGTCACCAGCCATCTCGATATTCAGGTGCCACGAGAAGTTGCTCTGAGTATCGAACGCATCGAAATAAGCGTCCGGAGTCACGTCGACGCGGCCGTCGTACTTACCAGCAGTACGAGCGGTAACCTTGTCGTTTACCATGTCCAGGAACTGCTCATCGGTGAGCTGCGAATCACCGGACATTTCACGCCAGGTGATGTGCCCGATCCGCGTCAGGTTGCACGCGATGCACACGTTGATGTACGCATGCAGAATCGAGGTTTGCTCTTCGTAGATCGACTGGATGCCGGCCCAGAAGAGGCGGCCCATATCGAAGTACTCGGCGTAGTTCATCCCGTTGTCCCAGTCGACCTGACGCACTTCAGGCTCTTGGGTCACGACGTTGTGGTCGCGATAACGAGTGATGGTGTTCTGCTCACCACGGCCGAACGATTTCTCGTTCTTCATCTCACCACCTTCAGCGCCCATGTACTCGGTGCCGAGGATCAAGATGTATTCCAGGAATGGAACGATGCCGTCGTACAGATCGTCGATCAGATAACCAGCCTGACCGAATACGCAGAAGCGCAGCGCCTTGGTGCCGAACTCGGACGATTCTTGCTGCGCACGGAAGTGCGAACGCAGGGTGATAGCAATCGAGGAGTCTTGCGCCGGAGTGTTCAGCGGCTTCATCACGTCCTGGGTGCAGGTGTGAACGTAGACGTCTGGACGCGCGGTGTGGAATGCCGAGAACTTCAGCTTGGTGGCAACCGGGAAACCCGAATCCCAGACGGAGTCGTACGGCATGCGTGCGATGTCTTTGTATGGGACGCCATTGCTGCTGAGGTCGGTCAGGACGGTGTCCATCACGGCGTTGAAGCTGTCGTTACCCAGTTCACCGTCTGCGCCGCCAGTCATCCACAGGTTGGACAGTTCGCCCAAGAGGATGCCGCCGTCAGCAGGACCTTCAATGACGAAGGTATGGTAAGGGTTGCCGTTGATGTCGGTGCCTGTCAGGAAGTTGAACAGGTTGACATCTTTGAACTCTTCGGTGGTGTAATCCGACTCGGCCGTAGCCAGAGTGGTCAACAGCGCCTGGATGTTCGCATCGTAGAACGCGAACTTCTCGCAAGGACCCCAACCGGTGAAGGCTTGTGGATTGCTTGCTTCGTAGTTCTTCTTGATAACCTTTCCACCGTAGTACTCGGTGGAGGTCGCCAAGTCGATCGTGCCTTTCTTGAACGAGAAGTCCAGGAATGGCTGGCTACGCAGCGTGCGCTGCAAAGTAGCGGTCGAAGACTTGTTGGCGCGGTTCACGAACTGAACGCGATAGAGTCGAGCGCCCAGAGTGTCGGCCAGATCTTCATCAGCAGGCTGCTGCGACTTGGTAGTCGGAGCGATCAGACGCAGACCGATGTTGTTACCCTTCTCGCCTTCGAAGCGAGCCAGGCCGTCCCAGATTGGGATCTCTTTCGAGACCGCACCGTCGACGGTGGAAACCAGCAGGCCTTCTGCTTCAGCAGCAGCGCCGAAGGTCGATTCGCCTTGAGCGGTTTTGCTAACAGGCTTCCAGCGCCATTGAGCGCGGTGACCGGTTGCAGTTTCGCCAGTAGGAATCTTGGCGCCTTGGGCATCGAGCTTCAGGCTACCGTCGGTGTTCCGCTCGTAGAGAGGAATCAGGTCTTCGACGACATCGAGAGCCAGGCGGAAGGACGCTTGTGCAGCACCCGGCGCAGGCAGACGAACGAAGATCGCTTTACCGGAAGCTTCGAAATGGCTACGGATGAACTGCGATTGGTGAGTGAAGAACGGAGACAATGGGTCCGTTACACCCGAACCGAACAGCAGGCTCAAGCCCGAGTCGTTTACGTAGCGACCGTTACCGTACTCACCCCAAGGTGCGAACGATTGGAACAAAGGAAGACGAATCGGAAGGTTCTCGACCGGAAGGGTCAAGTTCGTTACCGTCTCGTCCTTAACGCCCCGGAACTCAGTCCGTGGCACGGAACTCAAACGACTTACAGACATGTTGTACTCCCAGGAGCTAGTTCTGCGCAGAACTTCGAGGAATGGTATGGTCAGCGAACTTCAGCCGAAACGCCGAAGTAAGCATACTATTTTTATTCCCGCTTTATGCAAACGAATGTAACTTTTAACTCACATAAGTAGGAGACGCGAACAATGTTCGAGACCCCATACCAGACCACTCCATGTTCGCGGTTCTCTTTGGACGAAACCGCTGCTGCGATTCGGAAGCTGGAAATCAATGAAGAACTGGTTGGAACGGACTTCAGCACCCAAGGTGTGTTGCTTATTCCACCGGGTGTTATTGACATCAAACCATTCCAACAAGTGTTCACTCGCGTCCAGATTCCATCCTTGCAAGCACCGGCTGTCATTGATGGCCGCTCGTTGATGCGCGCAGACGGTCGCTTCATTAAAGATGATGCTGCTAAGCACGCTATCTTGGTTGCTGACTTGGTTGTGATGTGGTACACCCAAGAAACTTCCTTCAAGCGTGACATGTTGAACGTCGGTGATTTCCCAGCCAAGGTTTTCATCTCCTGGCTCAACGGGGCAATCAGTCAACGGATTGGTCTCGACCTTGGTCAAAGCACTTTGGTTCGAGCGATGATCGCAATCTACTACGTTCAGCTCTTTGGCCCACTGCCGGAGAATGCATCTGAGAACGACGTTGATCGTTTGATGGTTCGTGCATCCCGTCTGCTGCCGGCGATGGACCCTACAACTCTCCGCGGCGCACTGGGTGAGATTCCTTCACTCAATACGTTTAAAGATCTGATTTCATGGATCGTAAGAGTGTTGGATTCTCCACGAACTCACGACTTGACAGTGGCCTACGTCTACACTGCATTAGGAGCAAGCTTCGGCCCACTCCATCGTGAAGCCGTCGCCGTCGCCGTCGAATACCCGCCAATGTTCTTGGCGATGCTGTATTCCACCTGCAAAGAACGCAGCTATACCCGCACAGGACTTGGCCGGGTTATCGAAGCGGTAATCCGTCAGGGTTCCGATAAAGAATTCGTCAAGAGCATGAACCACCTTATCGGTCAGAGGTAAGCACATGGTTAGTTCAACCGACTTTCTGGTTGATCACGCCTACCGGAATGCTTGGTGCAGTCCACGGCAAGATCGCCAGCACATCGTAGCACCGACGCGGGTAACTAAACGCCAAGGTGCTATCGGTAACGTCAAGCTCGGGATGAAGACTTACAACCTTCCTTCGCTGGGCCAGTGGTATCACGTTTTCAACATCGGCGACCTCCCACCTATCTTGGTGGGGATGAACACAATCGTCGATAAATGGGTATCGGTAATGGGGCAGTGTAATGCCACTTCATTACTGGTAGATCTGTATACCGAACTCGGTTTACACATCCCGGCCCACAGAGCATATTGGCTGTACACACATACCGGGCAGTTGGTCATCGCTATTTTGGATACCAAGAAGATCGCAAACCTCGGTATTGAGCAGCCGTATATCCGTTGGAGAAGCAACGCTTACTTCGACGAGGGTATCACGTTTCAGAATGACGGCGTCGAGATCGCAGGCCTTACGCCGACCACTCAGGCTCAGTATTCGCTATTCCAAGCGAAATGGCGCGATGCCAAACTGAAGCCTGGTTATGCGTGGGCTTTCGTCAACGGTGTGCGCGTTAAGGACATCAACCTGACTACCGCGAAGGTCGGGGATATCCTTGAGTACACCTACGACGCTTCGGTTAAGGTTGTTACTGAACTGAAGATCAAGGACCTCAAGTCGTTCTTGAGTATCCTCGATACCAAGGGTAAGTATCTGGTTCCGCGTGCTGGTGTTTCTGACATCATCGATTATTGCGATGACATCGACATCTACATGCTGCGCTACCAATTGGCGCAAGCCTACACCGGTCACTATTACCACCAGAACCAACCGGACTCTGTTCGGATGGTGACTCATCGGGATTACTCGATTCCGCAGACCTATCTCCAACACTTCATCGATAACATCGACGGGTGGATCTGGAACGATGATCTGCGTCTGGAAGTGATTGTCCGGAATAGCGGCTGGACGAATCGCCCTCTGGTTAACGAGGCGCATCGGATCAAGGAACTGTTCAAGCTTTCTGAGACTAACCGTCTGAAGGCAATGATCGGTGAGCAGTCTCTCGATATCTGGCATGCAGCCGAACTCGAGAACAGCTTCTATCCGAAGATCATGCGCGCTGAGTTTGGTGGCATTGATCGTCCGATGGTCGAGAAGGCTTATGGGTACAACGCGATCTCTAAACTGATCTGCGACGTGCCTTACAAGATTGCTGTGAATTCGCCATGGGTGGATCTTCCATTCGCAGTGACGCAGTTCTCGACTGTGTTTGAATACGACGCTTCCGGTCTGTTGCTCGGATGGTACGTTCACGATAACTCGATTCAGTATCCGGTCCACAATGCTGGAACGATGTACATCGAGAGCTACGTTGGTCGTGGCGGCACCAAGTTGTCGACGGTTTACGATACCGACATGGTTAAGCTGGACTACGGCGTTGACTACCGGTTCTACGTTTGTGACATCTGGAACGGCGTTTCCAAGAACAACTGGAAGGACGTAACGGGTGACGATGAGTACTACACCATCTCTAACCGGGTGGTTAGTTGGCACATCGATCAGACGAAACACCACACGGCAATCCGTGACAGTAGAGACTTCCTGTGTCACACCCTCCAGTTGAACTATCGGGATGACCTGCTGACTCTCACCGTGAATATCGATGAAGTGTTGAGTGGACGTGTTCCGGTTACCGACGTGATGCGTGTTCCGCCTGGTCAGTTCGACGTGATCCTCAACAAGTACACTCTGGTGCCTGATATCGACTACTACGTCGAATGGCCTGAGGTCTGCATCGTCAACAAGATGTATCTGAAACCGGGTATCATGCAGGACGTGACCATTCGTGGTCGTGGGTTCTGTAACCCTGACATGACTTTGGAAGCGGTCGGTGATTCTGGCTTTGTTGCTTACGAGCAGCTCAGTCACAACGCTCGGTTTAACGTACGTGACGATAAGGTCTGCCGTATCTCCATTGCAGGTCAGTTGTATACCCGTGAAGAAGTTGCTTTCAGTGAAGACGGGACAGTGCTTGCCACTGGTGTGAAGAACGGCACGCCGTACCTGATCACTCACCCGGTGATTCCGATGATGGGCGTAACGGATACCGACACCTACACATTGAAGGCTGTTTCTGATGCCATCGATGAGAAAGTGGAAGGGTATCTCACTCAGTACAGACCAGAACCGGTGCAACCTTTGCCGTCTGGGATGCCTGCTTGGTATTCGGTCTTCAGTCCTTTCTGCGCAAAGCTTATCTACGACATGCTTAACGGCATTTTGTTGATGGATGAGTTCATGGGTACTTATACCTTGCAGCAGGTGAAGGAGAAGTTGGTTGGTTACGAATGGATTCTCAAATACGACCCAGCTGTACGGGGCGTGAATGATGAATACGTCAAGATCGATCCGCATCCTGAAGCCGATGTCCTTGAGCTCAACATCTACCAGTATCGGTTCTTGGATCGGGCGGTCGAAGCTTTCCTCGACGGTAAGGTTCCTCTCAACCACCACTTGGTGATTGTAGAGCCTGGCTACGAGCATGAGCAGGACGATCACCCTCACCCGCATCGTTCTTGGGACGAAGTGTCGGCATAAACCCATAGGGGGCGGGCAACCGCTCCCTCTACTGAGTCGAAATTATGGCTGAGAATATCATCCCGTTACCGAACGGTTATACGGTGATCACTGACCAAGATCGCGAAAAGGCGTCGGTGTTCAAACTCGCTGACCTCTACTCCTACAGACTCGTGGACGATGGCAGCGATGTTATTAAAGGCGAAGGCAAGTACGTACCGAACGTCGATGACCTGGTCATCATTTATGACCTCGGTATGTTTCGTGTTAGTCGGGTGGATTACACCAGTTACGTCGCTGACCTAGAACTCTGGGAACTCCCCAAGTCTGGTGGTGATGTTGGCGTGGTCGATGTTCTGCTCGGTGTTGGCACGGGCTACACCAGCGAAACTTGGCGGGCAATGCTGGACACCCGCAAGCTGCCGTACACTCTGGACGTTGATGGTCGACTCCACATGTACAGCGATCTGGCGAAAGAATTCCGTGTCTTCAAAGGCATTGACATCACCCAGACTGGCGAAGTCATCAGTGCGTATTACAACGCATCGAACGAATACGTCAATGACGCTATCCCGCTGAAGACAGTTGGTACTGACGTTGTTACTAACCTCAATATCAAAGCTCCTACAGCAGGCTACAGCACCGTTGAGCTCGAAGATGGTGCATTGGTGACTGCTGTATTCTACAGCTTCACTGGCGCGATCCTGAGCATCGCTAAGCTGTTGATCCACAACACCAACGTGGTCCGTCATCCGGATGATTCTGTCAAACGAATCAAATCGATCGAGATCATCAGTCCGTATCTGTCGACGACTGAGCCGAACGTCCTGAACATCTCCATCTCTGCAACTGTGGCCACTCTGGCACTGCGCGGTAAGGTGACGTACATCGATGGCTCGACTTCCATCCAAGACGTTGTGGATGAAGACTCGAACGGCAAGATGAAGTTGCTGGGCCTGAAGTACTGGTCCCCAACCATCACCGGTCGTTACGCCGACGTTACTCTGAGCTATGCTCCGAGTGAAGGTGAGGAATTCTCTTACAGTCAAGGCACCACATATGCCGGTACTGTGACTGTTCCTTATCAGATCCGTGGCCTGCCAGCAGATCCATCCTACAGCCTCAAGCTGTTCGTGTTCCCATCGTGGATCTCGAACCTGCAAGGCTACACGTTGGAATACTGGCTGTACGATCTGAACCGTCAAGTCGCTCGTCGTGTGCCGAAAGCTGCGGTGGAATTGCACGAAGAGTCCATGCCGTTCGACGGACTGGAATACACTTCGGTGCAGACTCTGAAGTTCGGTGTGAACCTCAGCGTTGTCGATACCAGTTACGGCAGCAACCGTCATGTACAAACCGTGCAGATTGCGTTGCAGCGTGATGGTGGTCTTCGGGCTACCAACTGGAAAGTCAAGTTTGCGAGCAACCAACCGGGTTACTACGGTACTGGTGTCGAAGCAATCATCCGTGCTGGCAGCAGCGGCCTGAGTACTGTCAACTTGAAGTGCGGTGCTGTTGATAAGGATGCATGGCTGAAGTTGGTCTTCGAACCACTGCAAGCTCTGTACGATCCGCAAACTGAAGTGTCGGCTCCAGCTCCTACTCACTTCATCGTGACTACGAAGACTCGCGTCTACGAATTCCCGATCAGTCAGTGGGCGAACGACCTCACATTCATCAACGATCTGCTGGAAGGCGAGACTCTGTACGTTAAGTTCCTCAAACGTAACGTCTCTGGCGATCTGCAATTGGCTGTGGCTGGTTTCCCTACGCACTCGGTCTAAGGGATACGATCTAGGGAGGGCGACCTCCCTAGGTCACTATGCCGCATTGAGGACCAATCATGACTCTTTTGTATTTAGACGACTGGGATAACAAATATCCCAACGCGATTGCCGATACCCTAACGCGCCGTAAGACGTGGGTTCAGTTGGCAGCAAAGTACCAGAAGATGGGGGTGAGTAACTATTACTTCCACTTGGCTTTGCATAACCCTCTCTTGCAGGGGGTCGATCCATATTCGGATGACTTGACTCCTGCGCAACAGCAGATGATCTTGCTCGAGTGTTCCGAGAACTTCTGGTACGCTTTACGTGAGGTGATTCGTTTCCCGGATGCTGGTGGTGATCAGTATTTCCACTTGGATGCGAACCGTGGCAACATCGCCATGTTCTGGTGTATCTTCAACGCCTTTGTTACTTACGTACAGCAGATTCGTCAGACTGGTAAATCGCTGAACAGTCGGGCAATCATCATCCTGTTGCACATGTTTGCAGCTCAAGGTTCTGACTCCATCCTCTTCACCAAGGGTGACTTACGTAAAGGCGAGATCAAGAACTACAAGGCTTATCGGGACGCTCTTCCGAAATGGATGTGGTACAAGGCGGACAAGGACACGGATAACCAGTACGAATTCACCACGATGATGAATAAAAACATCACGTACTCGTACGTTCCACAAGGTTCTCCTGAGGAAGCGAACAACGTGGGTCGCGGTAAGACCCCTCGCTTCATCTACGGCGACGAGATTCCATTCTTGCCGTACGCTGCAATCTCTCTTCCTGCATTGATCGCATCCACCACGGACTCCTTCGATAAGGCGAGAGCTCAAGGTCTGTTCCACGGTGTTCTCTACACGACTACGGCCGGTGACTTGTCCACCGATTCTGGTAAGTACGTTTACGAGAAGATCAAGAAGAAGGCCATGTTCTTCAGTGAGGCTCTGTACGACGCCCGTAATCGTGCAGAAGCTATCGACATGATCATGGCGAACAGTAAGTGTGAATCCCGCGATGCACCGTTCGTGGATATCTCGTTTAACCACTTGCAACTCGGTAAGACGAACGAATGGCTCCGCGGTAAGATCGCGATGGTTTCTGCATCTCGTGACCAGATCGAACGAGACTTCCTTGGACGTTGGACTTTCGGTTCTGAGAGTAACCCGATTCCTGAGAAGATCCTCAACAAGATCCGTGACCACGCAACGCAAGCGCCACACGTTCAAGTTGAAGAGAAGTACAAGTACCACATCAAGTTCCAACTTCCACCTGAGGAAGTAAGGGCTCGTAAAGCTGTGATGGGTCTCGATACCTCTAACGCGGTTAACCGAGATGCCATTACTGGCGTGATGATCGATGTGGAGACCGGTGAGACGTTGATGACGTTCATGGTGAGTGAGATCAGTCTGTCTTACTTCGCTTATTGGTTGGCTCAATTCATGGCCGACTTCCCGAACTTCACCCTGATTCCTGAGAACAAGTCCTCGTGGCTTGGTATGTTCGACATCCTTAACAGCCGTCTCCCGATGTTGGGTGTGGATGTGGGTCGTCGTATCTACTCGGATATCGTGGACAATGCTTACGGCTCTGATGCTGAGAAGCGCACCTACCGCGACTACACGTCTGGTGGTAGTTCTGAGCGTAAGTACTTCCCGTTCCGTAACGACTTTGGTTTCATGACTACGGCCGGTAGTCGGGGCGATCTGTACATCGACATCTTGAAGTTGGCTACTGTTCAACAGGCTGAACTGATCCGTGAGCCTGCGCTTATCGATGAGCTGTCCAGTCTGGTGGAACGTCGCGGGCGAGTTGACCACAAAGCCTCCGGGCACGATGACCATGTAATCTCATGGCTCATGGCTAACTGGTTCCTTCGTTTCGCTCGTAACTTGGATCACTACGGAATCGATCCGCGTAAAGTCTTGTCCCGTGTACGTTCTGTTACTGCCGGTAATGATCCTAAGGTCGTCGCCAAGAATCGTAAACGTGAGAAGCATGCGATTGATGTAGAGATCCTTGAAGCACGCATCGAAGGCGCGGCTACTCTGATCGAACGTCGTTACTTGGAAGCCAAACTCAAGTCTCTGATGTCTGAGGCTATGGGTGAGGAAGAGTCCGACGTAGTTTCGGTTGACCGGGTTGCTGTTAGTGAGAAGAACATTCAAACAACTGCTGCTCGTGGGATGAACCGAGATGGTCTGTTCGCAGCCGCTCGCAACATGCCTTTCCGTCCAGGCTTCAATCGTCGTTAACAGCATAAAGCCCGGCTCACGCCGGGCCTTATGTTCGCTTACTTCTCGTTGTGGTGCTTTGTGAAGGCACGCAGAAGAATGTAAAGAAGTACGGCGTTACGTACTGATGAGATCAAAACCTTGTTCTTGGACTTGATCGCAATAGTCGTAATCTCTTCAGTCAGCTCCCGCATCTCCAGAATCATCGGGTTGTTCGTACGAGACGCTTGATACAACGAGCGCATCTTACGCAACAGTCCTGGGATGTCAGAACTGGAGACCATGGTCGATGGATTCTTGTTCAAGTAGTCGAACGCATGTTGCAGCGTAATCTCACAGATCCGCTGTACGCGCTTGTCAGCTCGAGGAGAGGCATTGTTGGACATGTACGACAGTGTGTTCACCAACGCGCTCTTAGGCATCGTAGGGACTGTCTTAACGATAACCTCGACCAACTCCGGGATGATGAAGTTGTTCTTATCGCTAATGATCTCCAACAGGTAACGGATGTAGCTCGAATACAACCGAGTCTTGTCGCGGATCTTGAGCTCACCATCGAGTTCGATCTGCGCATCCGAGTTACGGATCTGAAGAGTTGGATCATGCAGCACGGTTTCGAAGACATCCCGGATGTTCTTCAGGATGTCCTTGATACGGCCTTGGGTATCGTTGGCGATCTTGTCGATGTCCTTATCGAACTTGACTAGGTGGTTGTACCACAGCGTCCCCGGACTCACGATATCCGCAGCACGTTGCTTAAGCAACTCACCCCAACTACCTGCTACCTTAAGACCAAACCGTTTTGATAGCTGAGCGTAGGTCGCTTGGGCGACGATGGGATCGGCGTCCCAGGTAAACCAATTAGCGAGAATAGATGTGATATACTTGTACTGGAGAACGAGAGCGCAAGCCATAGCGCCAGAGTGCCGATCGCCTTCATTGAGTTTATCTGCCGTCAGAAATTTATGGATCATCCAGAGGCATGCCAAATTCATAACGTCGCTGGATACGTGCCGGTGAGTTACCACTTCTGGAAGAGCGTGTAGATCATCCTCGAGGGAATCCTCATCCACGTCCATCACTTCATCGAACCACTTGTTCCGGTCTTCATCTTTGAATCGAACCGGGTCAACGCCCATCAGGTTCCCACCGAAGAATCTGATGTGTACGTCATTCTTGTTTACGAACCGCTGTTCGTAATCCATCACCTTCCGGAGAAGCTTCTGATCAAAGACAAGGTGGGAGCAATGTTGCTCAAACACTTCTTTGATATTGCGACCCGGCGCTGTGGATGGTCTGAGAGAATCTTGAATCATCGAAGTCCCCACCCTGTTAGGGTTCTTTAGTCACAGGATACCTAACGCAAATTATTATAGTCCTACATTGTAGAATCAGTATAACAACACTAACCGACCGTAGGAGGTCAACGCAATGAGTAATCAAGCAACTAATAAGCCGATCTTTCTGCGTTCCGGTGATGATCTTGACTGCGATTGCGGTCGACGGGGAAGCGTAAAGATTCCGTATCAAACAGCTCCAGGCAAAACCTCGTACCACGTTTTCTGTGATGATCATTACGATGATTGGAAGGAAGACAACAAAGGGTCTTAATGATGTCTCAGCAAGAACCTGCAAAGCTCCAACCGGTTTGCTCTCAGTGTGGGAAGCAGGTCGATACGTTGTTCACCACAACGTTAAACACAGGTGGGTACAGTTCGATTGTTGCGAACGTGTGTCCTGCTTGTATTTCTTCTAAGGGTGACGTTAGCAAGCATCTTGCCGACTACTCACCAGAAGCATAAGGACTTGCCGGGGCGTTCCCGGCGCTTATGCCGCTAAGCACGATTTCTAACTTCTTAAGGATTCCAAGATGATCACCACTGACACTACACCAGTATCCGCTCTGCAAGCTGCTTTCGCTCACGTTCAACAGGAACATCTGGTAACTGCCGCTGACTTCCCAGTCGTTTGGTGTAATGCGCCAGAGTCCGAAGTTCTGAAAGCATACACCGTAGACAACGGCAAGATGTTCCTCACCGAGGCTGAGTTCCAGGAGATCATGGCCAACTCCGCTAACAACAAGAACGTAGTCAATATCTTCAGTACTCCGGTCAGGCAAGACCTCACCGTCGATCTATACCGCAACAAAGACGTTAACAAGGTCGACCTGTCTAACAGCAAGTACATGGTCCGAGGTGACCTCGACTCTATTCCAGTTGATGAAGTGGTTGACAAAGACGCCAAGCTGCGTTACGTCCTGTCTGCCGCCGATATCTGGCCTGAATCCGAAATCCCTGTCGAAGTTGCTCCAGCTCCAATCGAAACCGAAATGGGGCTTAGCACCCCACGTACGTACATGCAGTCGATCGCTGAAATCAAACCTCTGGATGAACCTATCATCTGGAACCAAACCGATGGCATCATCGAATACCTGCACATCTTCAAGAACCTCCCGACCAAAGAGCTCGACAAGGAATGTGCCTCGCCGTGCTTCCGTAGCATGATGGTTGCATTGAAACGCAATCTCTGGTTCAACGAAGGTATCAACGTAGAACTGGCGCGCCGTCTCCGCAAGGAAGGCTTCACCGTGAACTACGTGACGTACCGTAATGAACTGACCGTCATCGTACACCCTGATGGACCTTTCGTCTGGAAGGTTTAAACTGAGTCCCCTTTAGTCCGGCGTCTTTACTGTTCCCTTGGGATGCCGGGCTCTTTTTTCTTTGTCCAACGTTGGAGTTTCTCATGCCCTTAAGATCTGAACGCGATAAACTGCTACTCCTCTACATCTCTTCTGATGTTCCGATCATCACTCTCGAGAACTACGAGAAGTGGTACAACATCTACGTCGTTTTCCCAGGTGACGTAGTAGAGACAGTTCCAGGTGATCTCGTGATGGAAGCTTCTGGAAATGATGGCTTGTGGGTTGACCATGACTATCACCCTCAACTACTGCACAACTTGGCCAAGATCTACTGCGGTCAAGTCGATCATCTGGCTCTAGAAGTGGCCGCTGGTCGCTGGGTTCTTTCTGGTCATGGCAGTATCGGCGATACAGGCTACATTGTCGATCAGGAAGTTGAAGACACGATGTTCGAAGCCGCCGATGATACTTCGTTCGAGATGGAACGTAACGTTCGTTGCCATTGCTGCGTCAAAGTAGCACGGGAGCAGTTCAAGGTTTCCCGTCGGATCGATCCTGTCGGTGAGCACAAGCTGTTCCGCTTCTGCGGTGAACACCTCAAGGAGTTCAACGAACACCGTTTCAACTGGATCTCTAAACATTACAACGGCTGAGGAAGTCACGATGTTCACTATTACAGCGCTGCACGTTATCGAAGAATTGGGCCCTAAGTTCAGTGAGTTCCTGAAGAAGAACCAACTGATTGAGTTTGTCACCGACCCTACTGGCTATCTGGATGAGAAGACCGTTATCGGTACTATCTTCACTTTGGCTTATGGCAATGGTGTCCACTCGGCGCAGTTCGAAGAATGTAGTAAGCGCCTTGTTTCATTGTTGGGTGGCCATGTGCCTGAAGAACTGGTCGATGAGATCCTTTCGCAGGCACTGGGTTATCGGGATAGAGCTCAACTTCGTTCTAAGGCTGTAAAGCTGAAGTTCAAGTCGAGAACGTATTACTACCCGAGCGTTTGGCGTCACGGGATGACTGGCCGGAAACAAATCTTCGAGCCGGACTCCATTGCTCCAATCGACGTAAAGGTTAAGGTCATCGATTACTGGTCTCTGTTCCTAGAGCGAGGCTACGACATTCAACCAGCGACTTACTACACTCCGGTCGACTACATGGTGAAGGTGGCATTCCACTATAACCAATGCCGTAAGACCTTGAAAGAGTGTGCGCGGGATATGCAGATCCTGTCGTCTGGTCAATTGACCCTCGGTGACTCTTACCGACTCCTAGCTAAGGCGATGGGGTACGAATCTTGGTATCACGCTAAGGTGTCGTCTGCTCCTGACGAACATATCGAAAACCTGAGAAACCCACGTCCCTCTATCGGCGATTACGCCCAACTTTAAGGAATACCTATCATGGGTGAATTGATTATTTGGTGGATTACTGGCGAGCAAGTAAAAGAGATCTTTGCTCGTTACGCTAAACATGAGAAAGGTGAGTTTGACCGAGTAACTTTACCCGATGGTCTTCCGAATTACCTGAAGGAGGAGCTCGGTTCTCGTAATGGCCGTCCTGGACGTTGTCGTCTGTGGATCAATCATAAGTTTGAATTCCAGGGCTGTAACTGGGATCAGGCTAAAGCTGACGAGTTGTTCGAGGGTATTGATCAGGCAGACATTGGCGGTATCGTCATGTGGCGTCACGATATCCAGCGTCTGTTGGATTTCGATTTCCCTAATCTCTTCACAGACAAAGATCTGAATAAGATCGAAGAAATCTAAACTATACGGCGTTTGTGTCGTAACAGATAAGAGTTAAGTCCCATGACTATCCGCGAAGAAGTTATCGCTTTGAAACCAACAACAACCGAACGTGAAGTTCCTACCCGTATCTTCGGCGAAGCTGAAGTGCGTCAGACGTACATCGACAAGGCTAAGTACGAGAGTGCTGGTCGAGGTTCTTTCAATCCGTTATTGTCGCTGATTGGACCTAATGCTGACTTCGATGGTAATGCCTTGAATATAAAACCGGGGCAACTAGAGCAAGTGCTCTTTACACGAGGTTACGCTACAGATATAAATTCCGACATCTCTCTCACTCCAGATGCGTTCGCTGATTATCAGCGGTTTATGGCTGAGTCACAAACAGCGATGGTTCTCGAGACAGGTGACGCGACTAAAGCCCTGATCATGGAGAACAAACCGCTGGACGAGAGCGAATACTTCAACCGTAAAATGTTGGCTAAGGCTGAAGCGGTTGAGCAACGTATCTTGAAGTTGATGGAAGAAGGGATGACTCGTGTTGAGGCTACTCAAGTAGTTGCTTATAACGCAGATCAGCTCAACAAAATGCGCCAGAAAGAATGGCGCGCACACGTCAACGGTTATGAACTCTTTGGTCCTGATGATCCTAATCGCCGGCCTATTAAGGACCCGACATCTTACGATGACGATCTGATCGCTCGTCAATACCGTGATCCACTCTTTAAGGTCCGAGCTATTGAGGATCACATCGAGAGCATCATGATGTTCAAAGATCCTGGTTGGGAAGCTCGGATTATCCGTCTGCGTAAAGAACAAGCGATGTTGATGGCGCCGGTTGCAGAACCTGTAGTCGCTGAACCGGAAGAGCCACCACCTCCACCGCCTATTCTGGACTTCACCACCGGTGATCTGGAAATGCCTGAGCGATTCATCATCAAGGATCTCAAAGGCTTCGAGTTCAATCCAGATACCAAGTTCGATGGTCTGCGCCTGCCTTACGATTCCTGCCTGTTTGTATTGGGTGATGAACTGAAGGCTGTTGTTCTGGCTACTCAAGAAGATGAGGACGTAATCACTCTGAAGCTTCTATCTGAGACCAAGAAGGATATCCCTTGGCACGCCACTGCAACGCTGTACGCGCGTCTTCAAGGCGATAAGGTTAAGGTTCGTTGGGGTAACACTAAACGCAGCCTGGATAAGCGTTTGGGTATGGTGTCTTCTGTTCTTGCCTTCATCGCTGGTGAGCAGCTTAGTGAAGTTGAGATTGAAACCGTTATCACCGCCCCTGAGCAAGATGTTCCTCCACCTAAGCCTGGCAACTGCTACAATGTGGTTAGTCTGGTGCAAGGTCGTCGCGGTAAACGCACTGACTGGAAAGGTGGCACTCACGCCTCTCCTCGCGAACACAAACGTAAAGGTCACTGGTGGCCTGGCAAACACGGTCCTATCTGGATCAAGGCTACTATCGTGAACAAAGGCGTTCTCGGTAAAGTCGATAAAGAATATCACGTCACTAAACTTGAAGGAACAAACGCATGAAACTGATTACCCGCCGTGCATTCAAACTGTTGGAAGGTGAAGTACTGTTCTCGAAATACTCTCCGATGGTCTTCGAAGGATTTGAGATCAAACTCGAAAACTGCGGCAACAACGATTGGGTTACCGATCCGATCCGACCTGACAACATCATGAACGAAGGCTCGGAGGACATGTACCTGAAGTTGGATGTAGCGGAGCAGCTGAAGGATGATCCTAATGCCCCACATCTGGAGATGGATTTCGACTACTCTGGCCGTGACGGTCTTTACGAAGATGACGATTCTCTGATCGCTATCTACGACGAGGCCGATATCCTCAAGTTGGCGGAGCGTCTTGTACGTCTGCTGCCAAACCACGAACTGGTGCTTAAAGCCCCTGAGGTTGCGCCAAAGACGGTGGATCTCGACGATGGGTTAACGAAAGAGACTGCTCCAGAT